ATTAAACCTAATGCGGTGTTTCTATTCGATGCTTCAAGTTCCACGACCCCAACCCGTTCCCCCGCTTGCAATAAGTGAGCTGCGATGTGACGGCAGAAGCTGGTTTTTCCTGAGCCAGTGCCAGCAGTAATTGCTGTAAGTGTCCCATACCTGATCCCGTGTAATTTCTTGTTAAGTCCTTTGAATGGGTATTCATGAGCGCAAGGTGGTTCTGGTGTAGTAACAATATCTAGTAACGATTTTGCATCAACAATTCCGTCAGGTCGATACGTTTTTGCATCCCATATAGCTTTGCGGATGGCTTCCATGTCGCCTTCCTGAAGCGCATCGGAAGCATCTTTGTATTTCTCCATCCTAGCAATCTTAGCCTGACCTGGCCTAAGAAGTGCGGCACACTCCTCGGCTGCGGCAATACCAGGTGAGTCATTATCAAAGAATAGAACAACTTCGTCATAGCCTTGGGTAAGTTCAATTACTTTCTGTAAATCTTTCTTGGCTCCAGCTGCGCCATTAGGCACAGACATATGTGGCCATGTTGGCATAGCAGCATAACCTGATGCTGCGTCTAATTCTCCTTCGTACAAGGTCAGTCTTGACCCTGTATCAGGAAAAAGATTCTGTCCAAATAACTGGTTATCGGTATTCTTACCGTCCCAGTAAAAATCTTTTCCTTTAGTTTTTATCTTAGCCGCAATTGTTTGTCCGTTCTTATTAGTGTAATGGAAACGTAATACATCCCCATCTTTATGAATACGGAATTTACGGCATACTTCCTCTGTTAAGCCACGTTTTCTAAGCTTAACAGGGTAGCCTTTGGTTATCGTCTTTGGATTGGTGACGGTTTCTTCATGCTCAAGTCGATCTTCCGATGATGGTGGTTCCTCTCCAGACGTTCTAGCATTGCAGCTGAAGCAATAAGTATGGCCGTCATCGTACATGCTATTAGCATCGGACGACCCACACTGATTACATGGTAAGTGGTAGAGGAACTCTGATTCTTCATGACTTGAGCCAGCTAATTGGGATTGCATAATAGGCGCACCATGGGAAGCCGTTCTTGTCGGCCCACATGGAATAAGTGGTTTTCGATCTTTTATTAAGTTTATTATGAGGTGCCTGAAATACTAAACGTATATCTAGATTAGGATTATCTTTCTTGACTGCTTTCATTTTACGGCGGTCAGCCGCTGAAAAATAACCCTTACATTCTAGATAAACGTCTCCAATTTTAAAGTCTGGTATATACTTATGTTCAATGACATAAGGATACCAGTTAGATTCATATTCCCAGTCAACTTTAATTTCAGTTAATAGAGCAGCTACCTTTTCTTCAAGGCCACTACGCATTTATCTTATGGTAGTTTTGTGCATCTTCCCATAATCCTGTACCTGATGTATCAGTGATCTTACCCCGCTTTGATGTAAAGGGAGCAACATTATCACAGTACCAGAAGTCAACACCATTATCCATTAGCAAACTAAGCATTTGGCTAGGGTGTCTACCTTCTTGTTCAGATATGATCATAAGAACTTCTTCTTGTTTAGGTGTTAGTTCCATTAGAAGTCCTCGTCTTCTTCAGTGACTTCAGCAGATATATTAGGCTCAGATACTTTGAATCCTTTGGATGTACCAAACAAATCAACAGCAGCCTCAGCTGTCATATCTCCGTCATCTACTACTCCAGCACCAGAGTTAAGGCTGATTAACTGAATCGCTTTTGCTTTGAGTGATGTACCAATGTCACCTGTTGGTAGCACGTATGGCTTTTGGAAAAAAGCTACCTTAACTGTACTGCCACTGTAGATTGGTGTGTCTTTATCTGTGATGGCTGTTCCCTCTGTATCAACTACAACAGGGAAGTTCTTGTCTCCATCTTTCCAGCTGAATCTAACCTGGTAGGTACCTGGACGGTTCTCTAACTCCTCCCAAGGCTCAGGCTTGACTGAAACCCTCTTGGGGTTTTTCGCCTTGCTTCTAGCCCATTCTAGGGCTGATTCACGTTCAGCTTCTAGCTGCTCAACTATACTCTTATCCATAAGAACTGATAGCTTATAGCCCCAGTCTCCAGGTTTTAGTACAGCTTGGAACCCTTCTAGTACGACGGGTTCTTTTGTTACGTGTGTTGTCATTAACAGAAAAAATAAGTGGAATCTTTAACAACCGTTGGATCTAATGTTCCGACGATTGGCGGTGGTTCTGATGCTTTGATTGTTTCACTAAATCTTGTGAGCCAACAGTCTTGCGTGAAAATCTGTGTGTAGGTTTCTCGCACAAGTCTATTGAGTGTTCCCATGTCTCCTGCTCTAGTAAGAACTGAGTCATGGATGACTGTGAATGGTTCATTGAACTGTTGAAAGGAACAGTGCAAGATGGATGCATCAAGCGAATGAATAAAGTTAGGTGCTGTACTAGATTTGTGACGTATAGGACAAGGTGTACCTGACCCTTTATCAAGACTAATACTAACATTACCTAACAACTGTAATCTAACTCTTTGTATATTTACTTTATCTCTACGCTGGTTGACAGTAAATCCTGATGGAGTTACCCATTCAACCTCAGTAGCACCATCTCTGATGTACTGACCTACGTGCTGTTTAATCCAACGCATAACTTGCATTGGCCCAGGCACGATAGCATCCATGCTTTGATAGACAGCATTGACAACCTGTGTTAGCTCATCTTTAGTGGGATCAATTCCTTGTTCCTTTAAAGACTGCTTGATGTACTTACGTGACGAATCCTTAGTTGCATTGTAGGGGATTGTCATCACAGTACGTTTACAGGTGCCACGTGTCATCCAAGAGTGCATACGCTCAGGTAAATACTTCTTGGCTTCATTGGCAACAGCCTTGTATGCGTCGCTAGGTGTATCAGCTGGGCATACATTAACAAGACTAGCAGTTGATTGATCTTTTGCCAACCCTGCCAACACCTGAAGACCACTACATGTAGCGTCTACCGCTACCATTAGCCCAGTTGTTGTCTTGTCTTTCTTAATAATGCAGTGATAATACTCATGACATGCTGACATAAACTGCCAAGGCTCGTCTGCTGACTCCCATTCAGGAATACAGCCTGTAGGGTCAGTAGCAATAAGAGTAATTAACTCATGGTTATCTAGTGACCAAGCTATACGCTCATCCATAGTAGCCTTATCTAGACCATATGTTGTAGCAACTTGGATAGCTAACCAATCTTCTGCATCTTGGGTGACTGGTGATTCATCAGCGAAGCGGATCATGGCCTTACCAAAGTCCGTGTCTTGAGGTGTGAGAAATGCTTGAATAGGATATGCTCTACCTCTGTAGTCAAAAGACCAACATAAATAAAAGACATCCTCTTTAAATTTATCAGCAGTCTCTAACTGTGCCCTCGTTCTTACTGATCTCTTGAAGTTTAAACAATCAGCATTATGTGCGTTACGTGTCTCTTTCTTCCACTTCTTATGTGCCTCCTTATTAGTTTCTATATCAGGAGGTGGAGGTGGTTTATACGCAGGTACTATAGGGATAAATTTATCTACCTTTATCTCTTTATCTTTACAGTAGTGTGCCACGTTCAGTACGTGGTTGTTGACACGATACCTTACCTTCTGAAGTTTATTCAGAAACTTAAGAGGAAGTTCCCCGTGTGTTAGTGTACACTTTCCGCGACGTGTTAGTTCATGCCCCTTCATAAGGGCATTATAGTAGTAGCCACCTAGCTTTTCATTACTCCAGTCATTAGGCTCGGTAAGCATAGGCCAAGGGATACCACTGAACATCTCAGCTTGTTTAATAAGATCATTTCTAATCTCATTAAATGATTCAGTAGGCTCAACAATCTTAGTTGTTTTACGTGGAGTATTCTTATTAACAATAGAGAACCAACCAGTAGTCTCCATTACAGCTAATAAACCCCACTGTCCTAATTGCACACGATAGTCGTGTCTCCATTTAGGCCACTCAATATCGCAATGCTTGAATACGGTTTGGGCTGCTTTAATTTTCTGGTGGGTACCACTTGATCCATGAAAGTGTTCCTTCTCAATGAAGTTCATAAGTCCAGGGTGACATTCTTTATACCACCTAAACTTACATTCATTCTCAAGTGCATAACCAATACCGTCACATACTGAGGTTAATGTATCAGCATCACGTTTAGTGCTGAATACTTTATCAAATGTAACCTTTAATGCAATAGCTGCAATAGCTATAGGTTCTAAGTCATCAAGATAAATATGGAAGGCTTTGTAATACCTACCACCTTTACCAGACTTAATCTTTTCCTTAGTATCCTCAATGTATGAGATAACTAAAGGGAGTGCGCTGGTTATAGAAGCCGTCCCGTACACACTGGCCGAGGAGTAGCTCTTCTCCCTCAGCTTGTTTAAGGAGTCGTGCAATTTCATCCTCCCACATGAGATCGCTTCCCTCTCCAACTGGCACTGTTTCTTGATCTGTGAGGGTGTCGCCATAAGCTAGGAACATAGAGTATTCGTGGTCTGCAAGGCTCTCTATCTCGGCCATGTCGAGGTGATGATGGTGGTTGTTATACATCATAGCATTTACAAGCTTGTTCATTAGGGTGTAGGTCACAATACCCATCAAGATCATAACATTTCCAATGGGGTATGTAATATGAAAGTTTAAACTCAGCATCATGTGAAATGTAGAGTTTATTGAGTGCGGCAAGTATTAGCAATAAAGCTCGCTTGCCATTAGGTTCAGTGTAAACCTCACCTGTATCTTCGTCAACAACGTAGCCTTCACATTCTAGCAGGTCAGCTAGATCAACTGCGTTTATCGGTTGGGTGGTCACTGTCTCTAAGTGCATCGTCAGTTAGTAGGGTAAATTCTGCATTGTTTTCTAGGCATTTAACCATATACTTATGGGCTGCCTTTGCGCTCCGATACGAACGCTCCTTGATTCTACCATCAGGCCAGCGAGATCGTACAATAGCACAATAGGCTGGTGGTAGATCCCAGGATATAGAAGCGGCTAAACCATCCTTAATAGTGAATGGTGTACGCTCATTAGTGGCATCCCACATCATAACCTCGTCAATGCGGTTATCGTATGAATCTCTTCTAGCCATTAGTGGTTCCTCAATTTAAATTCATGTGTTGGTGAATTGTATTGTTGTTGCTTAATCCCACAAGTAACTAAACTCATGGGAATAATAAGCAACAGTATATACACAATGAAGTAGTTAATCTCTTTCATTAATACCTAGACGGTAAGTCAGGTATCTCAAAGCACTCAATGAGTGATACGGATTCTAGCTCATCTTCTAGCCCATGCTCTCTGATTGTATCAGCTAGCCAATGAGACGGATGAGAATCAGCAGTGACGTGGATCACTACACGATATGTTGGTAGTTCGGTTGTCATTAAGCTGCCTCAACAGAGCTTTTAGTCTTTCTCTGCTTTGACGTAGTGCTTGTGGCTTTAACGTCCTGCAATCCGATTTCCTTTTTGAGTGATGCTGCCAATTCGGCATTATGTTTGAAGAGTCCACTTACAAATTTAATGATAGTTTGTTCAGTAACCCCAGTGAATCTCACGGTGTCCTCGTAATCTACTGTTAAACAGAGTCCATCGTGTTCGGCACAGTAGAACATGGTAGGGTCTTTCATGTAATACTCGTGGGTGCTTTCAAAAGATAAAGTCATTAGGATTTAGTAGAAAGTGAACGGATTCTGAAGAAGCCCTTAAGTTCGGGTTCATTCTTCATTAGAAGTCTAGCATAGTAAGGAGCTAAGTTATTGTTTAGCTCAAACTTCTTATCACTCTGTAACAGAGCGTTGTAACGTAGGATCTCGAACAAGGCTTTAATGCCATACTTCTTTGCTCCTACTTTCTTTAACCTCATAGCTAATGTGTGTAGCTTATCATAAACGCTAGGGTTGCGTCTATTGTATGAAGTGAATCTTTGCTCGTAAACGGTCATGGTGCCTCGATGATGATGGTGGAAATAGTCACACCTACGGGATATTATATCCCATAGATGCGTCTGTGACAAACCCAAGTGATAGCCTGGATTTGGCTGGCCAGGTAATCAATACCTAACTCAGCATTGATGAAGTCAGTTGCTTCTTTATAATCCTGCTTGATACGTTCTCTTAGTTTCTTACCGATGTTAGGTACTTCCTTCATGGTAAGTCTAGATCCATACCATATTGAATAGGCGTGGCCATCTATACATACGTCATCGCTACTGTGGTCAGATATGCAATGGAAGAACTCAATTACTTTTGGTCCTTTAAGTATGTCTTCATAATCTAATGATTCAGATTTAAGGATAGCTAACGCCTTCAACTTGTTAGCAGTGTAAGTACAACACTTAACTTCTAATACATCCTGATCATTGCCATGCACGAACGCAGTGATTACGTTCTCAGCATCTTCGATGTTACGTTCCCATCTATTGTTAGGTGATAAGGCTGCGATTACAGCCGCTACCCTAACAGGTGATAAGTCATGTAACTTAGCAATGCGTGATGCTATTGCATACGACTCAGTGTACCATCTCTGACCTGCTACAACTTCAGCTGTAGTGGCCAATGTAAACTTAGCAACAATGTTTGCTGCTTGTGGTGATAGTTCAGAGAATTGCATTTAATTAAGTGAACAACAGCGGAGGGAGAATCCCTCATGCTGCCCTCGAAAGGGCAGGAGGAGAGAATCAGTAGTTTTGATGTACGTTCTTAAGGAATATGTAAAGCAAGATTACTATACATATCCATACTATAAACGTAGTCATGGTGCTACCTCTTTTATCCTATCACATAGCTGGTCAATGCGGGCATTAGTCCACTTTACAGCAATGCGTAGTTCGTTCATAGCTTCATTAACTTCATAGTTATGAATAGATGAACGGTTCCTTATGTCTTGCCAATAAGATTGCATACTTATTAGTTCAACATTCGGCCTGACATTTCCAGGAATTACAGGTAATTGTACCTGCTTCTTAACTGGTGCCTTAGCACGCTTAGCTCTACGAGATTTACGTGTTGTTGGTGTTGTCATTGATTAAGTCAGTAAATGAATAGTGATTACCAAAGCCTGACGATGATGGCCAGCCTTTAGCTTGTTGGTCACGCAGCATGGCGATGATGGTGGCATCTTCAATGGCTGTATCATTCATCATAACACAGCCATCAAACATGACCTTAAGTTGTTTGGTAGAACTCATCATTCTTATTAAGGATATACATTAATGCCTGTAAATCAGAATCATTAACTG